TTACACCGTGGATGTCGTCGGTTCGATCCCGGCAGGGCCCACCGGATTGCCAGGCGTCTCGCCGGTTTCGAGCCATGAGAGCGGGAAGCCCGTTCGCATAGCGATAGCCATCAGGTCGCGCCGGCGCGGGGCGTTGTGACCGTTGATCCAGTTCCCAACGGTATTGCGGTTGACCTGGAGTGCGTCGGCGAGGTCAGTGACCCCGACGCCGGCGACACGCATCGCGCGCCGGATGCGGTCTGCCTGGTCGAACTCGAAGCGTTCAGCATTCATGGGTTCCATCGACATAGCTCGATTCTGCCGTGTTGCATCAACTTATGCAAACAGCGAAACGCGGCGACACGCCAAGTTAGGCAATGCGTGACTTTCCCCCAAGTTTAGGCAACGCTGAACTTGTGACAACGCTAATCGGGTCCGCAGAAGCGGCAGGCATCCTCGGCATCGACCGCAGCGTGCTGCTGCGTCGAGTCGCGTCCGGGCAGCTGGAGCCTGTCCAGAAGCTCCCGGCACGAACCGGCGCGTACCTGTTCGATCGCGAGGCCATCGAGCAGCAGGCGAGAGCGACGTCATGAGCATCGAATCAGTGGCGATCGCCCTTCATCACTCCCGAGCCACCGGAGCGACGAAGCTCGTGCTCATCGGCATCGCTAATCACGACGGTGACGGCGGCGCGTGGCCGTCTGTAGAAACCCTTGCGAAGTACGCCGGCATCATCCCTCGCAACGTGCAGAAGGCGGTCAACCGACTGGAGCAGCTGCACGAGGTTCGCCGGTTCGTGCAGGCCGGAGGCGACCACCGCGTGCCAGAGCACCAGCGCCCGAACCGCTATCAGTTCCTGCTCCAGTGCCCGCCCGATTGCGACCGAACCAGCAAGCACAAGACGCGCGCGCAGACGGCCGTCGAACTGCCGATCGAGGAGTTATCCACACGGGTGTCGCTGGCGACACCCGGTGTCGCTACCGACGGGGGAGGGGTGTCGCTGGCGACACCCAAACCACCCTCTAACCACCCAACTACCTCGAAGAAGAGAACTTACGTACCTGAACGTGCGCGAGGCGCATGCGGGCACGACCTCATCGACGACCGCCACTGTGAGCGCGGATGCCCCGTCGCTCTGATCCAGAGGGAGACCGCATGAACCGCCGCAGCACATACCAGCCGGCACGAGGCATCCGCCGAGTCACTTACCGCGAGCACGTCGCCGCAGCGCTCGGAGCCGCGAGCGGCATGCTCGCTATCTCGCTGCTCGTCATCGGCATGGCGGTGACCCGATGAACATCCACACCGACGCCCCGACGCTCATCGACCGCGTGGCACTTAGCAACAGCCTTTACGAGCTCGCCGAGTCGTTCGCGCTGGAGGCCACGCTTTGGACCGTCGGCAGCCCCATGCGCGCCGAACTGGAGCGATCTGCACGCCTGCTCGCCGAGCTCGCCCGACACGTACTCACTGGCCGCGCAGACCACGCCAAGGCGGAAGCATTCCTCGACGGCGGGCAGACCCGCCTCGCCGAAGCCCAGAGCATCCGCAGGTTCAGAGACACCCTGAACACCCCCCCTCGCCGCACGAAGGGAGCGAACCGTGATTGACAACATCGAGCCCGCTGCCGGCATCACCACAGCGCTCATCGCGTGGGCGCTGCTCGGAGTACTCAAGATCGCCGACCGACGGAAGGCACGCCGATGACCGAGTGGGGAGGGCGGTACGCACAGGGCCTGGTGGCCACCACCCTGGAGACCTACGGCACACGGTGCCACCTCTGCCTGCGCGGTGGAGCGACGAGCGCCGATCACATCGTGCCTCGCTCGCACGGCGGACCCGACAGCCTCGACAACCTCCGTCCCTCGCACAAGCTCTGCAACAGCCGACGAGGTGACCGGTCGATCGCGTGGTTCCGTGCTCGCTACTGTCCCGAGCTCGTCGCCGAGGTTGTCGTCGCTGATGCGGTGTCGTTCTTTGGAACGACGACCGCTGGACATCCCGCGCCAAGCCCGTCCATTTTTTCTCGACCCAAACAAATTCGGAATAGCGAAGAGCCCGCCGTCGACCTCGAATTCTTCGCTCTGGAGGCCAGCTGATGGACGACACGCAACCGTTCCTCCCCGGAATGGCACCGCTCGACGCCGGCCCCAGCCCTCTGGAGCAGGCAGCACGCCTCCAGATCCAGCACATGCGGGACCGCAACCTGCTGACAGCCGAGCACGCCATCGCCGTGCAACTGGTGCTTGACCTCGCGCGTGCCATCGGAGTGAGTGCGACCCGAGGCCGCGCATCCGCCATGGCCCTCGCGGCGCGCGAACTCCGCGAAGCGCTGCTGCTGCTGCCGGCCGGCGATACCGACGAGTTCGCCGAGCTCATGAAGCAGCTGGAGTCCGAGGACGACACCGCCACCGCAGAACACGAGATTCGGAGACAGCCATGACCCTCGAAGAGGCGCTCACCAAGCGCATCACGGAAGCCAACCTGACCGAGCGCGACGTCGCGGGAGTGATGAACTACGCAGACGGGATGGAGCCCGGCGACGCCGAGCATCTTGCCTCGTGCCTGTGGTCGATGGGCGGCGGCATCGTGCACGACGGTTGCCCGTATGCGGACGGCGACAGCGATGCCGACTACGAGAACGACTGTCCGACGTGCGCCGCGCATCTGCTGGCCGTTTCGCGCTCGGTGCTCAGCGACGCCGCAGATGTCGAGATTCGGAGAAAGCCATGAAGTGGTCGAGTGAGCCTTTCCCGAGCACGGCCGCGGCGCTTGCAGCTGTCGAGGCGCTTCCGGTGATCGAGCCGGCCGTCGGCGACCTCGTGCGCTACAAGATGCCGTGGCGTTCGCAGGTCATCACGTCGGAGACGATCTACGAGGTGCGCGCGGTCACGACGGACTACGACATGCACGAGTACGCCCGCTCTCTCGGAGCCGACCTGCCGCCGCTGATCGTCACGAAGTACGCACTCGTCGACGCGGCACGGCCCAACGACAACTCGCAGCGCTGCTGGCCGATCGCTGGCCAGCCTGACATGCCGATCCGCTTCGAGCTCGTCGCCGAGGCTCCGCCCGTCGAGGTCGACCTGCTCGGCCTGCTCGACCTGCTCGGATGGACGACCCCGTGACCCTGCCGGCGGAGTGGCTGGACCAGCTGGGCGATGCTGTGCCGGCGTACGCCACCGCGCCCCGCGCCGGCGTTCACGACCTCCGCGGCATCGAGACCATCGCCGCGGCGATCGGCACGCCGCTGATGCCCTGGCAGCGCCTCGTCGCGCGCGTGGCATCCGAGCGACACCCCGAGCGCCGCGCCGAGTTCCGATACAAGACCATCGTCCTGACCGTGCCGCGGCAATCGGGCAAGACGACCCTGATGCGCTGCGTGCTGATGCATCGCGCGCTCGTGAAGGCGCAGCGGCGATCGTTCTACACCGCCCAGACCGGCAAGGATGCACGCGAGCGGTGGCGCGACCTCGTGGACGCCGTGCAGGCATCGCCGCTGCGCTCCAAGATCACCGTCCGACGCGGTGCCGGCGACTCGTCGCTGTCGCTGCCCAACGGCTCCAGAATCCGCCCGTTCGCGCCGACCGCTGAGTCGCTGCACGGGTACACCCCGCACGACGTGTTCATCGATGAGGCGTTCGCGTTCGACGACGCCGAGGGTGCCGACCTCATGGGTGCGATCATTCCCGCGCAGTCCACGCTCGCCGACCGGCAGCTGTGGATTGTTTCGACCGCCGGCACCGCCGAGAGCGCGTTTCTCCGCCGCTGGGTCGAGCAAGGCCGCGCAGCCGCCGACGACCCCGACTCGTCGGTCGCGTTCTTCGAGTGGTCGATGCCCGAAGGCATGGATGCCGGCGAACCTGACTCGTGGCTCTGGCATCCCGCAGTAGGCCAGACGATCAGCCCGCAGACCATCCTCGATGCCGCGGCCACGATGTCGGCCGGCGAGTACATGCGCGCCTACGGCAACCGCTGGACGACGACGCGAGATGTGATCTTTGACGACGACCTGCTCGACGCCCTCTCGCTGGAGGACCAGACCCCGCCGCCGGCCGGCGAGCTCTCCATCGCCTACGAGGCCGCGATCGACCGCAGCGTCGGCGTCGTGTGGGCATGCTGGACCGACCCGGAGACCGGCGTGCCATCGCTGCGCACCATCGCCCGCAACCCCGGCGTCGACTGGATGCCGCAGACGATCCTCGCGCTCCGCGACCAGCTGCACCCGCACACCATCGGAGCCGACGACGCCGGCACCACACGCGCAGTGACCGAGGGCATCCGCCGACTCGATGAGTGGGCCGAGCTCACCACCCTGCACCCCCGCGATGTCACCCTCGCATGGGACGACATGCGTGACCGCATCCGCGGCGGCGGCCTCAACGTCGCCGACACCCCAGGATGGCGGGAAGCGTGCGCGAACGCCGTGCAGCGACCGCTCGGCCAAGGCTGGACCGTCGATCGCATGAAGTCCCGCGGCCAGGTCGCTGACCTTATCGCCGCGATGGTCGCGCTGCGCCTCCACGAGCACCGATCCGCCGATGCGGGCTCACCGCTCGTCGAGTTCGCCTGACTGCATCAACTTAGGCAACACGCCGACGAATTGAGCAATGCCCAAGATTTTTCGACTATTGGGCAATGCTGAATTCCGTGAGCATCCTCGACCTCTTCCGCCCCCGGAACGTGACAGCCGCGCTGACCGCCGACGGCACCATCGGGATCGCCGCGCCGGATGCCTGGCTGCACAACTCTGAGTCGCCGCTGACCTCCGTCGTCCTCTCCGATCTGTTCCCTGAGGTGAACCTGCCCATCGGTCGCAGCCGCGCGATGGGCATCGCTCCGATCGCGAAGAGCCGGCACATCATCACCGGCATGATCGCCCGGTTTCCTCTCACGCACATGAACGGCACGAACCGCGCCGAGGTGCAGAACCAGCTCGTCAAGCAGCCTGAGATCGGCCGGCCGCTCTCCACGTCGCTGACGTGGTGGACCGACGCGCTGCTGTTCCATGGCCGTTGCTGGCTGCTGATCGTCGAGCGGTACGCCGAGGACGCCCGCCCGCGCCGTGTCCGCTGGGTGCCCGAGCACCGCGCCGGCGTCGACGCGCAGGGCAATCTCGTGAAGGCGTTCGGCGAGCCCGTCAACCCCGGCGACTACATCCGCATCGACGGCCCCCATGAGGGCATTCTGAACTTCGGCCGCAGCCTGCTCCGTGAAGCTCTCGACGTGGCCGACGCCGCCGCCCGCGCCGCGGCCAACCCCGTCCCGTCGATCGAGCTCCACCAGACCGGCGGCACGCCGCTGACCAAGGAGCAGCGCAGCGAGCTCGTCGAGTCGTGGTCGAAGGCACGATCTGGCCGCAACGGCGGAGTCGCGTACACGAACCAGGTGATCGAGGCCAAGACGCACGGTCAGGCCGCCGAGCAGCTGCTTATCGCCGCGCGCAACACGGTCGCGATCGACATGGCACGCCTCACCGGGCTCCCGGCATGGGCGGTCGACGCCGTGGTCGAGGGCTCGTCGATGACGTACAACAACGCCCCCTCCCGCGCTCGCGAGCTCATCGACTTCGGCCTCCAGCCCTACATGACCGCGATCACCGACCGGCTCAGCCTCGACGACGTGCTCGCCGCCGGTCACTGGGCCAAGTTCGACACGACCTCTGCGCTATCGCCCGACTTCAAGACCCGCATGGACGGGTACAAGGTCGCGATCGACGCCGGGATCTACACCGCTGAGGAGTGCAAGCAGATGGAAGCCGGAATCCCGCTGGAGGACGCACGATGACGACCCTGCACCTGTCCGCCGCCCTCGCAGGCGTCGACGAGACCAACCGCACGATGACCGGTGCCATCACCGAGTACGGCGTCGTCGGCTTCACGTCGATGGGGCCGACGATCTTCGAGCCCGGATCGATCACCGTCCCCGCCGAGCTCCGCCGCGTCAAGCTGCTCGTGCAGCACGACACCTACTCGGCAGCCGTCGGGTACATGACCGCGTTCACCGACGACAGCCGGCTCCCCACCGCGACATTCGCCGTCCCAGAGGGTGAGCGCGGCGACCTCGCGCTCTTCGAGGCGCAGAACGGCCTCCGCGACGCATTCAGCGTCGGCGTGAGCATCCAGGAATGGCGCATCGACGAGAACGACAACCTCGTCGTCAGCGCCGGAACCCTCTACGAAGTGTCCCAAGTCACCATCCCCGCATACGACAACGCCCGCGTCCAGGACGTTGCAGCCGCACGAAAGGAACTGCCCAGCATGACCACTCCCACCACCCCCAACGTGGCCACCCCTCCGGCCGCACCCACCGCGTCGGCGGCCGCTGAACCGGTCACCCCCGCAGCGCCGGCCCCTGCTGCGCCGGTCGCGGTCGTCGACGCGCCCACCCCGGTCACGGCATCCGCCGAGACCCGCGAGCCGCAGGCCGCCCCGCCGATGGCCGGCGGTCAGGCGTTCGGACTCTCCGCCATGGCTCGCACCATGGGCGAGTACTTCCAGCGCCGCTTGCCGGCAGCCGGCCTCCAGGCCGCGCTGACCGACGTGACGCCGGTCGACGTGAACCCGACCGGCGAAGGGGAGCAGTCGATCTTCCCGCGCGCCCAGTGGGTCGACGAGGTGTGGACCGCAAGCAACGTGCGCCGCCCGCTCATCGACGCGCTGAACAAGCAGGCGCTGCGCGCGCTGAAGGTGTTCGGCTACCGGTTCACCGGCACGCCCACCGTGTCCGAGTACGCCGGCAACAAGCAGCCGATCCCCGGAGGCGGCGACATCGGCACCGAGCTCGTCGAGGCCACCGCCCAGCGTTTCGCCGGCGGATGGGACTTCGACCGCGCGTTCACCGATTTCGGTGCCACCGGCATCATGGAGACGGTCGTTCGCAAGGGCACCGACGACTACCGCCGTCGCACCGAGGAGTACGTCGCCGCCCAGCTGGCCGCTGAGGCGACCGTCATCGCCGAGCAGCCGTCGCTCATCGCCGCGCTCGCGACCATCGGCGCTCAGGCATCCGTGCTCGGCACCGATCTGTCGTTCGTGCAGTTCGCGCCCGACGTGTGGGCGCAGTTCGTGCAGCTGCCCGACACCGAGGTGCCGTGGTGGCTCCGCGCGCAGGGCCGCATCAACCTGTCGACGGTCGACGGCAACGCCGGCGGCATCACGTTCGCGGCCAACCCCGGCCTCCCCGCCGGTACGATCCTCGCCGGCGACCGCAGCGCGGCCACCGTGTACGAGGTCGACCCGCCCGTGAACGTGCAGGCGCTCGACATCGCCAACGGCGGCGTCGACGTGGCCGTGTACGGCTACATCGCCCTCATCATCAACGACCCGCGTGCCCTCTTCCGCACGACCGTCGCAGCCCCCGCAGCGGGCGCTCAGGCGTTCACGCTCGTCGTCCCCGAGGGATCGACCGTCGTCCCCGAGTCGGCCCCGGCCGCGGGCGACGAGTAAGCACGGAGCGCGGCGAGCATGGCGACCACCAAAGAGAAGGTCAGGACCTGGATGCAACTCCAGGGCAACGACCAGGACGCGCACGTCACGGTCTGCGTCGAGGCGGTGAACGCCTTCATCGGCGGACTCCCCGTGATCGCAGACCGCGCCACGGACGCGGAATGGCCGAAGCAGGTCGACCTCGCAGCCACCATGCTCGCCGCGCGCCTCGTGCGCCGGCGCAACAGCCCCTCTGGCGTCGAGGCGATGACTGAGGCCGGCACGTCGTACGTGTCGCGCTACGACCCCGACATCGCCCGGATGCTGGAGCTCGATGGGTACGAGCGGCCGGCGATCGCATGATCGCCCAGGCATGCGGATTCGTCGCCGAAAAGCTCACCGCCGCCGGCATTCCCACTACTCACGACCCCCGCGACCTCAACCTGCCGGGAGCGTGGGTCACCCCCGGCGAAATCGACCTGAACCGGCTCGGCAAGGGAGCCGGTGACTACGAGGTTGTGATCGCGCTCATCGCGCCGGATGCCGGCGGCCTCTCGACCCTCACCATGCTCGACGACCTGCTCGCGAAAGCGATCACCGCCGGCGTCGGACTCACCACCGTCGAGCCCGGAACCGTGCAGCTGGAGAACCTCGCCCCCGGCAGCCTTCCGGCGCTCATCGCCACCGTCACCATCGAGATGTCCTAGGAGGACACCATGCCCACCCCCAAAGTCACCCAGGTCGGCCCCGGCGAACTCACGCTGGGCGACACCGGATCGCTCAAGTCGTTCGCGCTTACGTGCGTCGGCTGCAAGATCGTCCCCTCTGTCAACAAGGCCGACCCGCGCACCGTGCTGTCGGGCGACGTGATCCCCGGCGCGCGCACCGAGTCCGCGCAGGCCGAGGTGAAGCTGCTCGACGACTTCGGCCAGGACGAGTCCAACACCGAGTGGCTGTGGGCGAACCGCGGCCAGCAGGTGCCCTTCCGGTACACCCCGAAGAACGGGCTCAAGTCCATCGTCGGCACGATCACCGTCGAGCCGATCGACATCGCCGGCGACGTGGGCACCAACCCCGAGCAGACGGTCACCTTCGACTTCGTGGGCATGCCCACGTTCGAGGCGGCAGGCGGAGGCGCGTAAACATCATGGCCGACGGGATCAGCGCCCGCGTTGACGGAGCAGCCCAGCTGCGCCGCACGCTCCGCAAAGCGGGCGCTGACATGTCGGACATGCGCCAGGTGCACAAGCGCGTCGGCGGAGTCATCCTGCCGGCCGCTCGTGCCGGCGCTCCCGTCGGCCCCGACGCCGGCGGCCACATCGGCTCCACCGTCCGCGTGGGTGCCAGCCAATCCGCCACCACGATTCGCGCCGGAAACAAGCGCCTCGTGTACGGCCCCCGCACGCACTGGGGATGGCTGCGCCGGCGGCAGCTGCCGAACATGTGGATCACTCGCGCCGCGCAGTCCACCGAGGCCCGTTGGACCCAGGTCTACTTCGACGGCATCACAGACATCATCAACACGATCAAGGGGAAATAAGCCATGGCTGATCCGATCCTGAAAACGCCCATCGTGAGCGTCATCATCGAGCAGGACGACAAGCTCGTCGAGTACGTCGTGCAGACCGACAACCGCGATGCCGTCGCGTGGGACATGCACCGCAACCGGGTCAACTGGCCCGCCGGCACCGACGCACCAATGCTGTGGATGACGTACCTCGCATGGTGCGCCATGCGTCGCGACACCAGCACGCCGGCCGCGAAGCTCACCTTCGACCAGTTCAACGACGCCGTGCGCGGGATCAGCAGTGCCAAGCCTGCTGACGAGCAGGAGCCCGTGGACCCTACCCACGCGGGAGCCGAGCCCGCCTAGCCGTCGAGATGGCCATCGAAACCGGCATCGACCTGCACACGATCATGACCGCCGACGATGGCCTCTTCGCCACGATCCACGACATCTGCGCAACCGCGTGGGAAGCCCGAAAGAACAGGAAGTGACACATGGCCGGCAAGACCGCCGTTCTGTCGATCCGCGTGGTGTCGGACAACAAGCAAGCCCGCACGGGGCTCAGCCAGGTCGACGACTCCGTGAAGGGTCTCGAAACCACGATGAAGCGTCTCGGCGAGACCGTGGTCCTGCAGCGCATCGGGTCCGAGCTCGTCGGCCTCGCCAACCAGGCGGTCGACGCCGCGAGCCGCGCTGAGCAGGCCGCCGGCGCGGTCCAGTCGGTATTCGGCAGTCTGGCCGACGAGGTGGAGGCGAACGCCGCCCGCGCGGCCGAGGCGGTCGGCCTCAGCGCCTCGCAGTACAACGAGCTTGCATCTGTGCTCGGCGCGCAGCTGCGCAACCTCGGCACCCCCGTTGACGAGCTCGCCGGCCAGACCGACAATCTGATCGCGCTCGGCTCCGACCTCGCAGCCACGTTCGGCGGCACCACCGCGGATGCCGTGAGCGCCCTGTCGGCCCTGTTCCGAGGGGAGCGCGACCCGATCGAGCGATACGGCGTATCGATCAAGCAGGCCACTGTCGACGCCTATCTCGCCGCCAACGGCCTGGATGACCTGGAGGGGTCCGCGAGGACGGCAGCGGAGTCTCAGGCCACGATGGCTCTGCTGCTGGAGCAGACCGCCGCCGCGCAGGGCCAGTTCAACCGTGAGACCGACACCTACGCGGTGTCGCAGCAGATCGCGAACGCGAAGATCGACGACGCGATGGCCACGCTCGGCGAGGTATTCCTGCCGATCATGTCCCAGGGCGCTCAGCTGCTTTCTGAGTTCGCCGGGTTCGCCGCCGAAAACGCCGAGCTCGTGCAGATCCTTGCCATCGTCATCGGCGGCTTCACCGCGGCGATCCTGCTCATGAACCTTGCCATGCTCGCCAACCCCATGACGCTCATCATCGCCGGCATCATGGTCGCGATCAGCCTGCTCGTCGCCGGCATCTACTGGCTCGCCCAGAACTGGGACGACGTGTGGTCGAACATCAGCGACACGTGGAACGGCTTCGTCGGCATGATCAACGACGGCATCGACGGCATCATCGGATGGATTCAGGACGCCATCGGCTGGTTCCAAGATCTGTTCAACTGGGGCAACTCCAGCGGCGGACTTACCGCCGCGATCAACGCCAGCGCGACCGCCGACGGCACCACAGGCGACAGCTGGATGCTCGCCCGCGCCGCGCTCACCGCCAGCCCGTCCGCCTCCACCATCGGCCCCGTGAGCTCATCGAGCAACGCAGCGCCGGCCCCCGTCATCGTCAACATCAGCGGAGTCATCGACAGCGCCAGCGCCGCACGGGAAATCCGCAAGGTGCTCACCGATGACACGCTGCGCACCGGCCGCCGCCGCCCCGGTCAGGACGTGCCATGGTAGCCCCCACGATCACCATCAACGGCCGCGACATCTCGCCCAGGTTCGTGCGCTCGGCTAAGCACGTCGGGCGCGCCCGAGTGCGCATCGAGTGGGGCCGCGAAACGCTGTTCGACCGCCCCGTGCCAGGCGTGGCCACCGTCACGATCATCAACCGCGGCATCGATACGCCCACCCACCGCAAGGGCGACTCGATCATGATCGCGTACCCGAGCTTCGGCACGCTCTACCGCGGAACGATCGCCGAGACCACCACCACCACGGACTACGTGACCCACGCCAACGGGCTCCGGGAGAAGATCACCGAGACCGTCATCACCGCGCACGACCCCGTAGCGAACCTGTCGCAGTTCATCCCCGTCGGACCCGCCGATGCACTCGGCGCGAACTCGTACCCCGGCGAGGGCGGCTGGTACCTCAACCCCAACAACACCCGCATCGCCGAAATCATGAACGCGGGTGCCTCCCGCTTCATCGACTCGCACCTCGCGCCATCCTCCACCGTTCAGAGCACCCCGACGACAGTGCTGTCGTGGGCAGCCGCACGCAAGCCCGACGACGTGACCGCCCTCGACCTGCTCTACGAGGCGTACTCGATGGCTGGGCCACTCACCGCGTTCTACTACGACCCGACGCTCCACCGACTCGGCACCGCGCGCCATCAGCCCGCAACGCACGCCGTCGTCACCCTCGCCGGCGCGGCCGCGGGCGCGCTCACCATCGCCCTCGCAACCGGCGTCACCGCCTTGCCCGCCGAGCTCGCAGAAATCGACAGCACGACGCTTGACGCCCCAGCAGAGGACGTTGCCGTAGCCCGCCTCGAAAGCCTCCGCCTCGACCTCGCCGGCGGCGTCTACACCTACGTCGACGCCGCCGCATCTATCGACGTCCCCGGAGCAAGCAGCGGGCGCACGTTCACGGCACCCGGCCGCTCGATGATGTTCCTGAACCCGTCCGGCACCCAGCAGGCCCAGGTGAACGCCTACCGCGCGTGGTGGCTCGCCGCGGCGGCCGCCACCTTCGGCGCGATCAACGGCACCAAAGCGATCCCGCCCCTCACCATCGACCCCGAGAACCCCATTGTGCAGGGCTCCGGGCAGTCTTTCCACACCTACCACCGCGCCCAGTCGTTCTACCTGAACGGCTCGATGTTCAACGGTGAGGAAGGCGCGCCGTCCGTCGTGCAGGTGGTCGGCGGAGTGCTCGAGTACGACGACGGCAAGTGGTCACACACGCTGACCGTCGCGCCTACGGCCGGCGGAGCGCCGCCGACCTTGACGCTTGACCAGATGTTCCCCACCAGCAGCACGGATCGACTCGATGCCTGGGACGAGAACCTTACGATCAACGACCTCGCCGCAGTGACCAGGAGAACATGATGCCCAACAACACCCCGATCTACGGTCTGCCCTACCTCGTCGGCTCCGACCGCGGCCGCAACATCCAGCAGGTGTCCGAGCAGCTGGCCCTCACGCTCGACGCCACGCTCGCCGCGACTGGGAACCCGCCACTCGACAGCGACCTCGTATCGCTGCTCCAGCGCCTCGGAGAACTGGAGAACCAGGTCGACGAGCTCCCGAAAGAGATGTTCGTCACCAATCGGCCCACCTCCGGCGGTCAGACCGTCGCAGCGGCATGGAACACCCTCGTCGCGGCAGCCTACGGTGCGCCCGCCGTCAACGAGGTCGGCGCATGGGCAGGCGGTGCGCTCACCATTGCCGAGGCCGGCGTCTACCAGCTGTCGCTCAATGTCGGCTACGCCGGCGTCGCCAACCCCATCGCCGTGCAGATCGTCCGGAACACGACCACGCCCGACACCAACGTGCTCGCCTCCGCCTGGGTCCCATCATCCGCGACCACGGGAACCACCGTGATCGCACCACTGAACGCCAACGACGTGATCCGCGGGCTCGCGTACTCGTCCATCGGAACCACCGCGACCGCGGCGCTGTCGCTCGTGAGGCTGCGCTGATGCTCTGGCCCAACGGGCTCAAGTCCCGTCCCCTGACGAGCAGCCCCTACGGCTGGAGAATCCACCCCGTCACCGGCCAACGCAAGCTGCACGCCGGCGTCGACCTCGTGGGCTATCAGCTCGTGCGAGCCATCGAGGGCGGCACCGTCGTCGCCGCCGGCACACCGAGAGGCTGGGAGGGCGGCGGCATCCAAGTGTGGGTGCAGCACGCCGGCTACCTCAGCCGCTCGATGCACCTGAAGAGCACCCCCAACGTCCGCGTCGGCGACTACGTACCCGAGGGCCGCATCCTCGGAGTGATGGGAATGACCGGCACCGCGACCGGCGTGCATCATCACCTCGAAATCGTCGTGAACGGCGTCCAAATCGACCCCATCCCCTTCATCACCGATCGCCTCGCGACACCCGCCGGCGGCAGCGGCGGCGCTGCCCCTGGCCCCGCACCCATCCCGATCCCCACAGGAGACGACCCCATGTTCATCAAAGCCCTCACCGCCGGCGCGTGGGCTCGCGCCGGCGTCATCTACTCCAACGACATCGGCGGCCACTGGCGCGGCCTCTCCAACCTGGAGGGGAACGGATACGTCATCCCGCTCACCCGCGCCGGCGTACTCCCGTATGCCGAGTTCAACGGCCCCGATCTGGATCTGCTGTTCGCGCTGAACGGTGTCTGGGAGCAGAAGACGATCGACCCCGCCGCCGGCATGCAGTGGGGGAGCGGAACGCCGCTCATCGGCCTCGGAGCGCTCACCGGCAAGCTCATGTACCCCGGATCGAACTCGTGGCACTACCCGCTCACCCAGACCCCCGCCGACGCCATCGTGGCGTCGGCCGACTGACCGCCCAGAGAACGGACATCACATGAACAAGCAGGTCATCTTCATCATCATCGCGATTCTCGCCGGCATCGGCCTCGTCGGCGTATTCGCGCTCCAGTTGATCCGACCGGACGCCACGGCCACGCTCATCAATTTCCTCTTCCAGCTGCTGATGCTGCTCGGCGGCTTCGGCGGCCTCGCCGCGATGCAGGCGCAGCAGAACAAGGAAATCGAGACGATCAAGACCAACACCAACGGCACCCTGTCACGCAAGGATGAGGAAATCGCCGCACTGCGCGCCACACTCGCCGAGCACGCCCCGCAGGCGCTCGTCGAGACCGACACCGCGGCGATCCCCATCACGCGCGCCCAGCTGCGTCAGGAGCGCGAGAGCGACTAGCCTGACGGCATGGAACCAGGTCTCGCCCTCGTCGTGATGATCGCCGCAGCATCGCTGCTCGGCCTCGTGATCGGCCTGTTGCTGCTCTACATGGTGATCCGTCTAGGCGTGGCCCACGCACTGCGCTCGCATGACCGAGAGGTGCCGCGGCGCGTCGCGTGAGCTCACGCGGCGATGCTGGCGGCCCCTCTGCCGGATGATGTCGGGATATCGCGCGCCGCGAGCGTGCGGATGCCGGCATCTTTCCGCTGCTCGCTGACCTGGGTGTAGATCTGCGTCGTCGACAGGTGCTCGTGCGCGAGCAGTTCCTGCACGACGCGGATGTCGACGCCTTCCTCCAGCAGGTCGGTCGCGAACGCGTGGCGGAGCGAGTGCGGTGTGAGCTTGCGCTCGGCGATCTCGGCGCGCTTCTTCGCCCGCGTGATGAGGTTCGTGACGGACGACGGCAGTATGTGGCCGGCGCGGCCGCCGCGCGCGGGGAACCAGTACCCGTCGTTCGGCATCGTGGCCGCGAGCTCGGCGATCATCGGGTGCAGCGGAAACCACACCTCCTTGCGTCCCTTCACGACGGTGCGGATGCGCTGGCTCACGAGGTCGATGTCGTGGCCGTGGACGGCGGCGATCGACGACACTCGGAAGCCCTGGTAGTAGCCGAGGAGGATCATCGCGCGCGTGCGGGTGTACGCGCCGGATGCCAGGAGCGTGTCGATCTGCTCAGCGGTGAACGGGCGCGGCTTACCCTTCGGCACGCGGATGACGGGGAGCTTCAACGCGGGGTTGTCGGCGCGCAGCCCCTCGTCGTGCAGGAACGTGTAGAACGCGGTCAGCGCGCCGCGCTCGGTGCGGCGCGTGCCGGCGGTGATCCGGGCGTCACGTCCGATGTAGCGGCGGAGCGTGAACGGGTCGCAGTCGACGAGCGTGCCGGTCGTGCGGGCGAACGTGGTCAGGATGCTCCGCCGGTTCGCTATCGTCGTCGCGGCGAGGTTCTGCGCGCGCTGGTAGTCGATGAACATCGCGAGGGCTTCGCGGTCGTGGTCGTGCAT